TTGGTCTTGTTTTATCAAAGTATCTCATAAAGTAATCTCTTGCAAGATGTTCATGTTTTTCTCCAAAAGATTCCTTCACTTGCTCAATGATTGTTGACATTGCCCAACCTCTAATCTTTGGGTTGGCTTTACCTTCTTTCATTTTAGTTTCAATAAAATTTATCACTTCCATTTTCTCATCTAAGTGTGGTGTTAAAGTCATTGTTTATTTCCTTTCATTTTGTTTTTAGATTTCTCATTAGATAGTTGCAGTAATAGTTTATCTATCTCTGCATCTTGTTCGCTATTGATGTCTTCAAGTACTCTTATTCTTTCAAAGAGTCTTGACTGTTCATCAAGTAGGAATTTTTCTAGCTCAAGGTATGTAGATTTCTCTACCATGTTCAAGGCTTTCTCCTTCCAAAAGTCTGCCTTGTTTTTTTCTCTTTCATACCAAACTTTCATTGGGTTTGTCATTATCTTATCTCCTCTATACGTTCAATGACTACATCATCATAGCCTTTGTCTTTCCACTCATCTGCATCTTTCTTTGCATCATTGTAGTTGGTATAGTAATCATCTACACCACCTACCCAAACTATATATTTGTATTCTTGCATACTACCACTCCTCTATTTTAAAGTTGCTGAATAACTTATCATGGTCAATGTATCTCTTGCCCATAAAGGTTACTCTCTTTTTAAGTTCCTCAAGAGTTAAGTTCTTAGGTGATACTGATTCACCCATCTCATCACATGACATGATAACTGCATTGCCACTTACAATGTAATCATCTATGGTAAAGAAGTAATTGTATTCTCCCAAGTTACCTTCCTCATCAGTCCATATGTCATTACCATTTATTTGGTATGGATACATTTCTAACATGTTACAATTAATTAGTTCTTTTTTATGATGATAATCTACTACATCAGTTTCAACTATCAATTCATTCTTAGCATCTATAAAATAAGCTTTCATTAGTTTTCTTTCCTTTGTTGTTTAAGATACAATACAATAGGCAATTACTGCCCAAAATACTATTGTTGCGACTAGGTCATAACTCATTGTCATATTCCCACTCTCATTTCTGCAATGGCTTGCATTTCTATATCTTCAAACTCTAACCTTTCCATTTCCTTTTTTGCTAGTTGTAAGATACGTGACCTACTAATAGTACCATCATACTCATGCTCCCATTGTATGTAACCATCTGCATTAAAGATAATATATACATCATCTTTAACATCATACTCACAATAGTAGTAGTCATTAGCAAGCATTACATTAGGTGGTAACTGCTCTTCATCAGTCTCTAAGTTATATATTATACCCATTTTATTTTCCTTTCTATATGTAAACTTTAGGGTTACCATTTTGTGTTGAATCCATGTGTATCATACCAACCCAATCTCTTGGAATCTCATTCCATTCTTTAGGTTTGTATTGGTTATCACTCATGCCTTGATGCATGAAGTAATCATCTTCATATGGGTTATATTTTACTCTATCCCAATCAGCAAACTCTTTCTTCAAAGATTCTGATGTGGATACAAAATACTCACTCATATAGCCTACTGCAAAGGCATGAACATTCTTCTTACCTTCTTGTCGCACTCGCTTCTGTCCACCTTTACGAACAATAAAGTTACCTTCAAGCACTACACATTTCTTATGGTCTATCACTAGACCACTCTTGCAATCTTGTATGCTCCAAGTTTTCTTGTGTAAGTTCCAATAAACTCTAACTTTTTTCTTCATTACTTTTCCTTTCATGTTGTTTATACCAATCTAAAGATGCTCCTCTAATTAGATTTGTATACTCTATACCATATCCACTTCCTGCCTTCAATGTTTCTTTATCAAGTAAGTGTTTATGCATATGGTCTATGTTATCCCAATTATCTAATATCTTTTTACATAGATAATCAAATTGGGTATCTTCTAAAACATTTAAGTCACATTCATAATATAAGTATGAACTCATTAGATAAATAGGAACTAGCCTATTATTTGAAATGTTATTTAATTCCATGTATCCTTCTCCATGTTACCCAAGTAATTGCTTGTAATTCATATGCCTTGATACCTAGTTTTTTAGATGCTCTAAGGTAGGCTTTTTGTATATCCTTATACTCAGTCTTGGCAATGCTTGTATTGGGTGTAGTCAATCCTTGTCTATCATTGTAGTAAATATTTCTTGCATGACCATCAATGGTAATATCTTGCTCATCTCCACTTATATTTCTAAAGAATGATACAATCTTTTTACCATTTAGTATTGTAATTGTTTCTTCGTAGCTAGGCATTGTTTCAAGTATGTGCCAAGCTTTTGCCTTCATCTTATGATAGGTGCTTACCTTGATGCTATCCATATCATTGCCATTGATAAAGGCAGTACATAAATCTTTAGCATTAATAATATTCCTTTCCCATTTATTGTTTGGTGATAATGCACTTGTTACACCAATAACAATATGAATAGGTAAATCCAATTCTAATGCAATCTTTTTACAATCAGTATAAGCATTTACATACCAAGTTAAACCATGTTTTATTTCACTTGGATTGGCTAAATGATATACTAAAATAATATTCTTAGTTGTAATTGCCATTATTTATCCTTTCAAGAAATGAAAAGGAAGCACATAGTATGCTTCCCTAATTAAGTTTTACTTAACCAAGCTTATGCTTGATTTATGAACATTAAGCTTTTGAGCAAGTGACTCAATAAACTGTTCAGTTGTACACCACTTACCACTTAGTAAGTCTTGGTTACTGTTTCTGAAAGTAACACTTGTTAGGGTTGGTGCATTCTCACTACCATTGTTATGAGAAATAGAGAAAGTTTTAAATCCTTTAGGATTGTATGAATTTTTAAGCATAACATTTTCCTTTCATTTAGTTGTTAATTGCTTAGTAGTATATATTGATTTCTATGTATCCATAGTTCAAATATACTTAGCTAGGTAGGAAAGGGGAAGCCCTACCTAACAAGGTATACTTGGTTTACTTTAACCTAGCTATATTATTTTCTATTGCATCATAAAATATGTCCTCATTAAATCTTGGGTTTTGTGATGCACAATAAACCCTTACCAATTCTATTTCTGAATGAGTATAATTATTCCTAGCAATGATTTTAGTTATTTCTTCAAAATCTCTTTTAGTAGGATTTTTTCTAATCTTGTATTCAAATACGTCATCTCTAATCCACATTGTTTTATTCCTTTCTGATTAGTTGTTATTATATATTGATTTCTATGTATCCATTTTTCTAAATTTGTAGTATTCATCAATTTTTTCTAGTGTATTATGTCTAGCATTTAGTATATTAGATAAATCAATTATATCTACATATTTAGGATTAATAGATAATAATTCATTTAGTAATTCATCAAATACTCTTTTTACTTCTTTTACTTGATAGTTTTTAAAAGTATCTTTTCCAAACTTTCTTGTAATTTCTTCTTCTAGTTTTCCTGTAGTATTCATAATGTTTTCCTTTCTGATTAGTTATTATTATATATTGATTTCTATGTATCCAATTAGATAACATTATTTAATTTACCTTGTTGTATCATTAATATAATAAATCTTTTTAACATATCTTTTTCTTCAATTAGATTAAGCTTCCTATTTCTTTTATTTTCTATTTCGTCATATGGGTAAATAAAACTATCATATAATAATTCTATGTTTTTATCTAAAATTATATTTAATAGTTTATCTTCTTTTATACGTGATAAGAAGGAAGCAGTATCTAAATCCATATCATTTTTATTAGTTATCATAATCATTTATCCTTTCATTGTTTAATGATTTGTGTTTATAAATTTCTTATTAGTATATATTGATTTCTATGTATCCAATATAGTTTTATATAGTTATTTCAATAACTTATATTAATATTGGGTAGTGGGTAGGTAGTAAGTAAATAATGCAATATATAAACTCATTAGATTAATAATAGATTTATGTAATCTTTCTAATCTAAACAGTTTGTTTTATTAAAAAATTTATATAGATATATATTGATTCTTATGTATACATTTAGAAAAAGGTAGTTTTTTGATAGAATTATATAGAATAGTATCTACCCCTACCAAAAAATCCTAGCTGTATATAATATATATATACCCTACCCCTAAATATTTTTAAAATTTTACAGGACTAACCATGCTCAACCTAGCTAAATGGGTCGCCGCCTGATTAAGTTGATATGAGTATTTATAGTTTGAGTATAAAGTAATATATAATTACAATAGGAGGTTGGGGTCTATCTATTTACCCCCGGAGGTCTAAATAGAAAATAACATACTTTCCTATTTTATACAATAGTGTTATAATATTTTTTATAACAACAAAGGAAAACTAATGTATGAGCTTTTTGTATTAGCATGTTTAATGAATGACCCTACCCAATGTAAAACTTTAGCAGATTTAAAAAGTCCACATGACACACATGACAAGTGTCTAGCAAGAGCCTATGTCATTGCAAGTGAATTACATACTTATATGCCTGGGTATTTTCCAAAAGCATATAAGTGTTTTGATAAAAACAAAGAAGAAGGTAAAATAAATACATAATGGAAGAAAAAACTAATATAGAAAATTACCTAGACTTTAAGATTAACTTAGATACATATATTAATTTAAGAGCAAGAGATGACTTTCTTACATTTGTAAAAGTATTTGCTCCTACTCTTGTATCTGATTTTAAGATGGGTAAGCATATTAAGTTACTATGTAGTAAATTACAGGGTGTGGTAGATGGTAACATTAAGAGACTTATGGTATTTCTACCACCTCGTTCTTCTAAATCATTGATATGTAGTAAGTTATTTCCTGCATGGTATATAGGTAACTTTTCAAACCATGAAATAATGTCAGTTTCACATAGTGACCAGCTTGCTTCTGACTTTGGTAGAACTGTAAGAGACATAGTTAATACAGAAAAGTTCCAAAGAATATTTAAAGGTGTAGCATTACGTAGTGACGTTAAGGCAGCAGGTAAGTGGAAAACAAATAAGAATGGTTCATACTATGCAGCAGGTGTAAGAAGTCAGGTTGCAGGTAGGGGAGCAAACATTGCCTTGCTAGATGATGTCATGTCAGAAGAAGATTCATTTAGTCAGACAGGTAGGAAGTATATCAAGGAGTGGTATCCTGCAGGTTTACGAACAAGACTTATGCCTAATGGGTCAATTATTATTATTAATACAAGGTATCACTATGATGACCTATGTGGTTGGTTGTTAAAGCAGGAAAAGACTGCAGAGCAAAGCACCTATCCCTGGGAAGTTATTAGTATTCCGGCATGGTTAAATGAAGAAGCAGCAGAGTTACTAGACCTGCCTGTAGGTAGTTCGTACTTCCCTGAGTGGAAATCAGACGAGATACTACGAATAGATGAGCAGGAAATCAGAGCAAGTAATGGTGCAAGGTATTGGAACTCATTATATATGCAAGACCCTTCCCCTGATGATGGTGGTATAATTAAAAAGAAATATATAAACTGGTGGGAGTATGAAGAACCACCTGAGTGTCAGTTTATTATACAGACATATGATACTGCATTTAGTACAAGTAGAACTGCAGACTATAGTGTTATACAGACATGGGGTATATTCCATGATTATGACGAGGACTATGGTCATGCATCTCATTTGATACTATTAGGTAACACAAGAGGTAGGTATGAGTATCCTGAACTTAGACGTATTGCACAGGATTTGTATAGAGACTTTAGACCTGACGTATGTATTATAGAAAAGAAGGCAAGTGGTCAGTCTCTTATACAGGACATGCGTAGGGCAGGATTGCCTGTACTAGATTATCTTCCGGATAAAGATAAAGTTGCCAGAGTATATGCATCTACTCCCATGATGGAAGCAGGCAGAGTATGGCTACCTAAAAATAAAATATGGGCAGATGATTTATTTTCTGAGTGTATGTCTTTTCCTAATGGCTCACATGATGACCAAGTAGACTGTATGACTATGGCAGTACACTACATGAAAGACAGTTGGAACTTAACACACCCGGAAGACCCTTCCTGGGAGGATGATGGAAGTAAAAAGGATAAAAGGGTTGCGTACTGGAGGGTATAACAGTATAATGAAGATATTCAAATACAATACTGTAACCTACTGCGTAGAGTGTGGAGCAAAACGATATAGTAAATATTGTAAGTGCAACAGGTTACCAGTAAAGATGGGCAAATCCACAACCACAAAAAAATATAAAAGTCCAATGATAAGGAAAGAGAATGGCAGTAGAAAAGAATCCTAATGAAGAAATAGCTCAAGATAATGTTATTAACTTAGATATTCAAAAAGAAAATACAATGAATAATGTAAGTTTTGAACTTGACCCTGACACAGGTGAATTAGAGGTAGAGTTTGAATCTGACATAGTTGAAGAAATTGAGGAAGAGCAAGGAACTTTTTATGAGAACCTTGCAGACCTTATGGAAGAAGAAGACTTACAGGACATTGCAAATACTGTAATAGAAAAATATGATGCAGATAAATCTTCTAGGTCAGAGTGGGAGTCAATGTTTGAGAGAGGGTTTGACTTACTAGGATTAAAGCTTGAAGACACTACAGAACCATTTGAAGGTGCAGCAACTGCAGTACACCCACTACTTATTGAATCTGCAGTTAAGTTTCAGAGTAAAGCAAGTGGAGAGTTATTTCCTTCTAAAGGACCTGTAAAAGTACAGATACTAGGTGACGTTACAGAAGCAAAACAAAAGCAGGCAAATAGAGTTCAGAACTTTATGAACTATCAAGTATCAGAACAAATGCCTGAATACTTTGACGAAACAGAAAGAATGTTGTTTCATTTGCCACTACTAGGTTCTGCATTTAAAAAAATATATTATGATGATTCACTAGATAGACCTGTAAGTGAGTTTGTACCTATTGACCAATTTTATGTATCGTATTATGCTACAGATTTAAGAAGAGCAGATAGATATACACATATTCTTTATAGAAGTCCTGTAGAACTTGCAAGACAAATAAATGCAGGTATGTATAGAGACATAGACTTACCTGACCCTACACAACCTACTCAGTCAGCAATGGCAGAAAAGATGGACACAGTATTAGGTCTTACACCTTCTACAGATACTGACCCCCAATATACTTTACTAGAACAGCATTGTTATCTTGAAATAGAAGACTATGACACTGCCTGTCCATATATTGTAACTGTAGAAGAGCAGTCACAAAAGGTATTGTCAATTAGAAGAAACTGGAATGAGGATGACAAAACAAAACAAAAGAAAATGTTTTTTACTCACTATAGATTTGTTCCTGGGTTTGGTTTCTATGGACTAGGACTTATACATTTCTTAGGTAACCTTACAATGTCTGCCACTGCAGCAATGAGAAGTTTAATTGATGCAGGTCAGTTTGCAAACTTGCAGGGTGGTTTTAAAGCCAAGGGTGTTAAGGTTGTAGGAGATAATGACCCTATTGCTCCAGGTGAGTTTAAGGAAGTGGAAGCAACAGGCATGGACTTAAATAAGTCTATTGTAATGTTTCCATACAAAGAACCTTCTAGAACTTTATTTGAAATGATGCAGTTTGTTGCAGGTGCAGGACAGAAGTTTGCAGACACAACTGAACAAGTTATAAGTGAAGGCTCTAACTATGGTCCTGTAGGTACAACTATGGCTTTGTTAGAAGCTTCAAGTAAATTCTTTTCTGCAATACATAAAAGATTACATAAGGCACAGAGAGAAGAGTTTAAGGTACTTGCACGTATTGATTCAGAAAGTTTACCCCAGAGATATCCTTATGATGTCCCAGGAGAGTCTTCAGAAATATTTAGAACTGACTTTGATAAAAAGATTGACATTATTCCTGTAAGTGACCCTAACATTCCTTCGTCTGCTCACAGACTTATGATGACAAATATGGCAATGCAGGTAGCACAAAACGCACCTCCGGGTATGTTTAATATGGAAGCATTAAATAGAACATTACTTAATGCAGCAAATATTCCTAACTTGGAAAATATTATGCCAAGTAAACCTAAACCAATGCCACTTGACCCTGTTACAGATATTGAAGCAGCAACTAAGGGATTACCTATCAAGGCATTTACAGGTCAGAACCATGATGCCCATATTCAAATAAAGACTATGTTCTTACAAGACCCTGCAAATGGTGGTAATCCAATAATGCAAAGAGTAAGTCCAATACTTCAGGCAAACATACAGGAACATGTAGTAATGAAGTATCAGGAACAAGTCAATGGTATGACAAGACAGATTATGTCTCAAGCACCTCAAGGTGACCCTAACATGCAGAACCCTCAAGTTATTGAGCAAGTTATGGCTCAGGCTGCACAACAAGTTATGCAGGCAAATCAAGCAATGGCTCAACAAGGTGGTTCACCTGAACAACAAATGGTACAGATGGAAGCTCAAAGACTTG